CTAAGAATATAACTTCACCTGGATTAGCATAATGTGAACCGATTTTAACGCTTTCTTTTCTATGACTAATGACCATTACACATTCATTGTGCTTTTCTACACGTTCACGTAAAATATCTAATACTAAATCAACACCTTTTTCATCTAAGCTGGTATCCAATAACTCATCGTAGATGCTAATATTATACGCTACGTTTCCTTGTAACCGTCTAATATCCATAAATGCAAACAGACACGCTAAATCAATATTTTTTCTTTCAGCTCCACTAAAGTTAAAATAAGAACATTCTTTATTCTTCTCTGTAACAATTTCTTCCTCAAAGTACTCATTGAATATACAACAACAATTAGCGTCCATGCGCTGTAGATAATAATGTAATTTAGCATTAAACACTTGAAGTATTTTTTTAACGATAAATGATTTTACTCCTTCCTCTGATACTACAAACTTGACAACATCAAGAATAGACAATGTGCTTTTGATTTTGTTTAATGACTTCTCAATATCTCGTAACCTCTCATTAGTGCTGTTAATAATTTTGTCATATTGATGTGTGTCTTCATCGAAATTTTTTAAATCTTGATTTAGCTGACTATTCCATTCGTTCAGTTGACCCATCCGGCTTTTTCGATTATCATTGTCCTTAATCTTCAATATATTAGTATTGTATAATTCGTTCTGATTCGAAATTGCAGACTTTAGCTTATCCTTAAGATCTGTTAGCGTTATAAGTGTACCTGTACATTTATCGATGTTATGTGACTTGTCAGCGATCTTGCTAGATATACTACTCTTCTCCTGCTCTATGTGAGACCGGTCGTGTTCTGTAACTGATCTTAAGCACACTGGACATTTATCTTTACTTGTACCTATATTAGCTAATTGGTTGGTGTGAAATTTAATCTCAGCTTCGTATGTAGATATCTTCTTATCAACTTCAGTGATCTTACTATCACAGGTATCTAGGTTGTCCTCAATTGTGGTTATGTTAGACTTAATATTTTTAAGCTCTTGCTTATTAACATTTACCATTTTACTCACTAGCCTGTTTAGCTCATCAATATTATCTACCTGACGCTGTTTATATTTCTCCTTTCGATTCGTCTGTTCTTTAATGTGAGCTTGTTTCTGTTCATTGTGAGTTTGTAGAGTTCTGCTTACTTCATCATACTTACCACCCTCAACTTCATGCTCTTTCTTAGTATCATTATGTTCGTGTCTAACTAGGGATAGCATATCACCAAACACCTGTAAATTGAAAATACCTTCAACAAATTTTCTCTTTTCAATTTTTTTCTTAGCCATGAACGGGATGGTGTTATTAAGAGTCATAATGACACAGTTCTGGAAGAGATCTTCTGATGCACTCAGAAGCTTACAAGCATATTCTGTAGTATTACTGATAGAGTCTCTAGTCTTGTCTTCACCGTCAACATACAACTGACATCTTGACGGTTCGAGCATACGTACTATTTTATACTCCTTTTTGATATCATTTTTAACAATATCGAAGTCTAAGACCACCTCACAACCTCTGTGAGTCAGGTTATGTACAATGTTTTCTTTCTTCAGTTCTCTAAGGGTACTGCCAAAAATAGCGAAATAAATGGCATCAGCTATAGTAGACTTACCTACACCGTTACGTCTGTCTAATTTGTCCTTGTTGATACCAGTAATTACATGGAGACCGGGAGTAAATTCCACCGATACAGGCTCTTCTCCAACCGATAAAAAATTCTTAATAGTAATCTTATTAAAATTAACAAATTTCATTATGTACACCTGTCAAACACTTCTAGTGTATAGTCGGAAACTTCCTTTTTGTTGTCGATTTCAAGTAAGCTGATGAACTCTTCAATTGCAGTCTTAACCTCAATGCCAGTAAAGTCGTGTCTACTATCCTCGTCTAATTGGTATTTGTTAAAATTCAGAGAATAGTCTACATTAATACACTTAGCGTTTAGGGATGACAATTTTCTTAAAATTATATCCATGTCATCCGGGGCCACGTTCTTGTCTACAACTAGCTTGACGAAGTTATTACTAAACCACTTCTTAACCGTTTTTGTAATGTGACCAATCTTTACCAGTTCAGATAAAAGTATCTTTTTATGTTTTGGAGATAGTGAGTTTTCGGTAAAGTCAAATGTTAAGGTGTCGAAATCTAGAATATAATATCCCTTTATACTCTCAGCATCTCCAAAATTCATCTCATACGGTGAACCTAGGTATAATATAGTACCCTCATCATATTGCCGTTCTTCTCGTAGATGAAAATGGCCTGAGATGACTAGATCAGTCTTGTCTAGCAGTGATTGACTTCTTATACCCTCAGAGCATATCTTAAAGCTATTTTGCTTAAATGTGGTTATCTCAAAATGACCAAATATAACATCTGAGTCTGGTATGTCTTGACATTTGGTTCCCCATGGACAGAACGCGACGTCCTTTCCGAACAGCGCTACAGTAGTTAAATCAGATATTACTTTGATGTTTTCCCAACCACCTAAAATAGATAATGAGTTAACATCAGATCTATCCTTATACCATGCGTCGTGGTTACCTACTAATATAATAATATTAAACTCTCTCCACTGATTTAGAATACTAGTCACAAAGTGTATAGTATTAACTGCAATCTCGTCACGATAGTGAAAGAAATCTCCACTGATGATTATATCTTTGATCTCCTTTTCTCTAAGTTCACCCACCAACCACTTCGACCACTCTAATATAATATTATGCCATTGAGTGCTATTTTGATGTACACCAACGTGTATATCACTTATACAACAAACTTTAGGTTTACTTAGAAAGATATCTTGACTATCAGTCATTACTGTTTGATGAGTCACCGGTATTGTCTATATAGATAGGAGAACCAGCTTCTGTCATCTCATCTGAATACATAGCTTCTTGATAACTAGATATAGTCTCTCTATGCTTCTTCTCTTTCTTAATTCTATTAATAAATGCATGGAATGCGATTGTTGTAAAATAAGAAAATGGGTTATTACCTGTATCTATATTAAACTTTTTAAATTTCAGCGCAGCAAACATTTTTACTACCGCATCCCCTACCATATCATCTTTATATGAATAGTTGATAAAGTTAGGAGCAAAACTTAGCCCAACTGCAATCTTATATACCGATTCAGCTAAGTGATCTGGTATCACGTCTGTCTTATAGTATTCGCATATCTCGTTAAAGAAGTCCTTAGCATTAACGTAATTCTTTTTCGCTTCAGCTGCAGTTTGCTTCTTTCTCTTTTTGCGCTTTTTCTTAGCCGCAGGAGGTTTAGTTGCTGCTTTTTTTACTACTTTTTTCTTTGATTGTTTCGAGGCCATATTCAATGTGTTCCTTATTGTAAAATTTTACCCGCTTTGCTAAGTGGCGCATACCGTACTTTAAATCGTCTCCTATATCAAAGATTATAAGCTGGTCTTTATTCTTATGCAACCTAAGCCCTCTTCCAATTGACTGAATGATTTTTATTTTGGCTTTACCACCGCTGGCAAATATGATGTAGTGTAGATTTTTTATATTTATACCAGTAGAAAATATCTTAGAAATAGCTACGACTACAACGTTGTCGGTCTTCTCCATTAGCTTCTTTACCTCTTCTCTGCTTTCAATATCAACATCTCCACGTATAAAATAGCACTTCTTATCTGGACAGTTGTCAGTAATATAGTCATGTACAATTGTACCATGCTCGATATAATCAACCATGATTAGTGCATTATTTGAAATCTTATTACATAGTTGACATAATATATTATTACGAAATTCACTGTGTATAATAAAGTCTAACTCTCTACGATACATGTCCGCGGGTTCAAGCCTCTCACCTTGGTGCATAATATACGTAGGCTTTTGTATATATTTTAGTTTTAAAATTTGAATCTTAGCGTCTGCTATATATTTGTCTTTTCTCAGCTCATAACTGTTCTTCTCGTATATAACAGGTCCAATCTTGCCCATTATATTCCATTGATCAATCATCTCTTCAGGCATTGTACCTGTAAAGCCAAATCTACATTGAGTTCTAATCTTCTTTAGGAGTTTATTTACCTTGTTACCCTTTCGGAGCTTATGTACTTCATCAACAATACATACATCAACATGGGACAACCAATCGGTATCAGATTTACTACTTTGTAGTATGCCTAAATTACATATGACAACATTAGCGCTTAAATCCAATTCATCATCACCAGTCCATTTTGCTATCTTAAACGATGTACCATATTCAGCAAAATCATTAAACGTTTGTGTTACTAATCCTCGATCAGGTACAATTAAAGTACACTTAAATTGGGGGTTAATTCGATATATAGTCTCCAATAAAGTAGCTATAATTAAAGTTTTACCACCCGCAGTTGCTAGTACTACTGTACCCCTTCCATCCGTGCAGCATTTAAGAACTACGTCTGACTGGTAATCGCGTAATTTTAGATTTAACTTGGCTATATCAACATCATCCGCTGTAGATAGTACGTTGTCAAGTACTTCCTTAAACTGCTTAGTATGTCTTATTCTCTCTGTATAGCCTTGATCTTTGAGATACTTGACCACCTCACCATACATCCCCAAATCAAATCTACCAGTCGGGGTTATAGCGTAATTACGGGCTGGAGCATAATATCCTCTCATTATCGCAAATTTAGCAGTTTTATTCTGAACAGAGAACCGCTCTCTAACTTCATCAAAGTGATTGCCTGACATTACGGCTTGTCGACGCCCAGTATCCCAGTCAAATGTCATAATTAGGTAGTCTCAAAGGAGAGAGATCTTACCTGTTGATCTATATCCATTACGTCATCTAAGCTTAATACCTTCTTTTCAGCAATGGGTACGCTAAGCTTCATTGGACTGCTCTCAACTAACCTGTCTGTTAGCTTTCTTACTAGCTGTTTTCTATCTCTAGCTAACTTAACGTTTTCTGCCTTAACTCTCATCAGTCTACCAGCCCACTTATGCTTTAAAGCGGGAAGCTTCATCTGAACATCTTTCATATTGAATTCATCAATTGCAGTATCCTCCCCTAATTCTGTAATATACCGTTCTAGTAGATCCATCGTA